TCTTTGTTTGTGTTACCAGCATTACTTATAGCTTCAAGTCTTTTACCAAACTCATCCATAATAGTTATTTGTGTTGGTCTTATTTTTAAAACAGAATGAACAGCACCACTTGATGTATAACCATCACCAACAACTAATTTTTCTTGATCCGAGGCATTCAATACAGATTCAATAAATGTTTTGATGTTTTCTTTACCTTGTCCAGATTTAGCAACACCCATAAAATACATACTTGAAAAGTTATTCATGTTTGTTCTATACAATCTGCCACAAGTAACACTTGCTAATGCTAACGCTCCTACAAGAGATAATTCTGGTTGTGGAACTTGAGCTATATCTTCACAAAAGTCAAACATGTTTTTTAACAAACCTGGTGGTGAGAATAAATCTTTAGGTGGCGTAATGCTTTCGGTTGACTGTATAAATAGTGGAGCTATCTGATTCTTGCGATCATGCGTTCTTTTAACATTATCAACAACTGAATCTACTTCTTGTTGCGGTAGTGGTGGATTATTATTCTTATTCCAGTTTTGTAAAAATACTCTAACAAATTCTAAGTTTACATTTTTAGATATAAGATAACCTGCAATCCTAGCAGCTCCATCATTCCTAGATCCCTCCAACACACCATCCAAAGAAAAAGGTGCCGTTTGTTTACTGCTATCAATTTTAGGAACGCCTGTAATCTGTAAGTATTCTTTTTCAGTAAAGTCTGGAAGATCTGTATGGTCATGTATTTTCCAATCTGTAAACATAACAGGCTTATAAACTTGGCCATTAGCATGACGGTTATATGGAGCAATAATAAGACCACCTACACCCCTAATATCTATTAGTCGTTCAATAGGTGTTTCGTTGGTCCTTCTGGTTGCAAAGGTTGTATAGTTTTCTGGATTGTTATAATAGTAATGCATACCCTTGCCAGTTATAACTTTAAATGGACAAGCAGGTAAATTCTTCTCTACCCAATCCATAGCCTCTGGTGAATCTGCATCAACAACAACAAACTTGCCACAAACTAATGCGACAACTAGATTGTCTCTATCTTTAAACCAAGACTCTACAAGTTCCCTAGTGGGTCTTGTTTCCTTATATTGTTCCCAGCCTTTTAAAAATGACGGCGGTTTTTTGTTAGATCTTTGTAAAGGTACTACATTATATCCATCATCATAATAAGCCAGCGCAATATCCAAGGACGAGTCATCCTCGGTAATATTGAGTTGGAACATACTATTCCTGTTCTTCTAAAATTTCAGATATAGAACCGTAAATAGATTCAAAGTCTAATCTTCCCTCTGTTGCTTGTATAATCTGTTTAGCTTGCGCTATAGATGGTTGCCTGTATCCATACCTCCAGGATTTGCATGATGCTTCAGAACAATTAAAATCTTCTGCTGCTTTTTTATGACCTAAAAACTTTATATAACCAGATAATGTATATTGATCTACTTTTCTTTCTTTATGCTTTGGTTGAACGCCCATAGTACTTAACTCCTTTAATTTTTTTGTTGCAATAGCCTTGGACCTAAAATAGTAATTAGCTAGCCAAGTTATATCGTTTTGTTTACTCATATACTTCTCCTAAATAATATGATTTACATATTGTAGTTTCTTGGGGTATAATAATCAAGTTCATTTTTACACAAACTATAGGAGGGTAGATTATGAGCTTAAAAGATAAAATAAAAACACCTGATAAATTGGTGGACCAACAAGGGGCCAAGCTTCTTGTATATGGTCAAGCGGGGGCTGGTAAAACTTTTGCAACACAAAGTATGCCAGGTAAAGTTTTAGTCATTAGTGCGGAAGCTGGTTTGCTTTCCATTAAAGATGCGCCTAACGTATCTGCTATTGAAGTATCTAATTATGATGATCTAAGAGAAGTGTATGCTGCTCTTAAATCTGGTGAATTAGTGTATGATAGCGTATGTTTAGACTCTGTATCAGAGATCTCTGAGATCTTATTGGTACATGAGAAAGGCAGAAACAAAGACGGAAGAATGGCTTATCAAAATGTAAGTGAAGCTGTTACAAGTCTAATGAGATCATTTAGGGATCTAGATATGCATGTCTTATTTCTTTGCAAAGAAGGTAAAGAAAATAATGATGGTGTATTTTTCTTTGGTCCTAAGATGGCAAGTAAACCTTTAGGGGATGCTATTACGTATTTCTTTGACGAGGTTTTAGCACTACGAGTTATCGAAGATCAAGATGATGACGGTAATCCCGTAGCTGCTAGATGGTTACAAACAAGGATAGGTCAAGGCTACACAGCCAAAGACCGTAGCGGTAAGCTAGAAGCCTTTGAGGAACCAAATTTAACTGCTCTAATTGCAAAATTAGGGTTTACTATTAATGTTGAAAATAAGGAGAGTGCGTAATGTCAGATTTTGATGGCGTTGATTTTTTTGAGAATGCGGAGCAAATGGAGTCGAAAGGTCCCGAGGTTGCTCCAACTGGTGAATACGAAGCAAAGATTATTGCTGCTGAGAAATATAAATCTAACAGCGGTAATTGGACGCAGAAGATAACTTTTCAAATTGATGGCGGTAATTACCGAGATCATCCTGAATGGTATAGCTTATGGTCTGCTAACGAAGATTCAAAAAGAATAGCAAGTGAGATATTTAGTCGCCTTGCTCTTATTTGTGGATTTAAGAAGCTACCAGATCTTGCAAAAGATTTTATTGGTAAGCAACTTAGACTTGGTATTAGACAGTATGAAGACAACTGGACTAATAATGACGGCCAAGCTGTTACTTCTTTGAAGACTAAAATCATAAAGATGGAACCTTCAGAGATGAAACCAGCTGCACCTGGAGATAAACCTCCATTCTAGGTGAAAAAGAAAGAAGGGGGCTATATGCCCCTTTTTTTTGTGTTTTAAAAATTTTCGGCCTTCTGAGAAGCCCGTAGTGAGCTTTTCTTACCTTGGTCTAAGGTTTACCCTTAACGAAGTTATCGCGTTTTTGGGGTATTTGGATCTATAGCTTTTAGGTAAAGTTCTTGCCAAAATTTAGCTTTGTGTAAAAGATCGTTGTTTTGTTTTATTATTTCTTCTATATCTATCTTACGATTATCTCCTGGAATACAAATAGAAAAAAATATATTGTTTCTATCTACTTCAGTTTCAAACTTATCTCTTAATAGATCTGGAAGGTTAGCAGCGTTGGGGTCTACACCATCGGCATAAAACTTTGCTTGGACCAAGACTTCTCTTTCTTGTTTAAGATCTTTCATTTTTTCTTTCTCCAGAACCACCAGGCAACTGTTCTACATCAAACCAACCACAAGGATAATTAATCATTTCGATTTAAGCAATATCTTTTGAGTGAGACAAGTATTGTCTTTTATATAGCCTTTTTTTTCTTCTGTTAAATCAACGGTTACGACTGGTTTCATTCCAGCATGTTTTAAAACATCATTTGCTTGATAGACTGCTTGCCACTTTTGATCTAGCATTTCTCCCCAAACAGTACCTCTTAAAAGTTCTTTTGATTTTTTTGCGTTTTCTGTAGTAGCAATTTTTTTACAAAAGTTTTTAAATGATTGATTTTTCATTTTTCTTCGCATCATATTTGCTGAGTAGCAAACAAGTTGAATGTTGCCTGGTATATATCCAATATCGTTGTTAATTCTATCTATTGATATATTTGTTTCTATATGTCCATTACCTTTTAAATGCGTCATTTCAATTCCAGTCATGGCACATTTACCATTTTGGGTTTCAAAAATATCAAGTAAGTCTTGTATTGTAATTGTGTATTCATATCCTTGTTTAACTCTGCCACTTTTATTTTGAATCAATAAATTTCTCATATAACTTTCTGGACTTCTTGAAATGCATTTATTTCTTGCTATTTGCTTGCATGATCTACAAGTGCTAATTCTGTCTGTTCCTTGGTATTGAGTCTTGGCCTTGGGTTTCTTTTCAAATCTATCTAACGGCTGTTCAATATTACATTTATTGCAAGTTTGGTTTTTCATTACATATTCTCCAACTTACTAATGATACGGTTTAAATAGAAAACTGATTTCTTTAGATCTTGAATGTTTGCCCCCTTATGATCTTCTCTCCAAATATATTTAACGGCATTACCTTTGCAATAGCCTTTAAATTCTTCAGCCGTAAGCATAGATTCAATAACATCTAAACATTCAAGGCCCCCCTGTAAATAATGAGGGGGGTGATTGACTGGATCGCTTTTACTTTTGCTCATCTAATTTCACCCCATCTTTTTCTATTAGCCAAATTCTATGTTTACCATCGCCAATTTTTCTTATGCATATTTTCATATTTATGCGTCTTGCTAATAAATGCCAATTGCCAAGATTATTTTTTTTACCATTTTCAGTAATTACAAATGAGTCGCCAACAGATAAACTTCTAAAAAAAGTACTTTTGCCAGCATTTTTTCTTCTGGCAGGTGGTATTGGTATATTTTTTTCTACTTTATATAATTGCTCTTCACTCATTTTCTATCTCCAAGATCTACAGTCACAATATTGGGTGAATTATAAATGGTAGCTTCTTGACCGTTTAATACAGCGTTGTATTCGCCTAGTAAATGCTCAAGCTTGAGCCAACCAGAAGTCATGTCATCATGATTCATTTTAAAGATCTTACTTGCAAAAGGTTTTTTCTTTTCTTGCGCAACAAAGATAAAATCAGCTACATGAAAGCCAGCCTTTTCAAAGCCACGCTTATACCAAGCTGCTTGAAGATCGTACTGATACTTCTTGATAGATGAAGTAAAACCTCGAACTGAGCAATCAGTCGTAGTTTTATAATCAACAAGAATGATAGAGTTAGACTCATGAGGCATACTGACAGGATATCTAAGCACATCTGACTTAACTTTGAGTAATAGATCCTTTTCCCACCAAAAGATTGCTCTTTCAAACGGAGAGTTGAACACACCTGGATATTCTCCCTCATCAGCTGATAGATGTTTGATGGCCTCTGGTATCAAAGCTTCTTTCATACTGTAAAGAGTGTCTTTATCTTTAGCAGTAATAACGGTTAATCCTCTGTCCTCATACTCTTTTTTTAACTCTTTGTTAGCGTTAGTGTATGGAGATCCACTCAAGCACACCACATCATTAACAAAAGCTTCCTCTCCCTCAACAATAAGTGAGTGAGCAGCAGTTCCAAACTTCATAGCTGGGGTAGTTTCATTTTCCTCTTCAAATGCATGAAGCTGACTCTGACCAAACCTTCTAATGTTTGATGATGAGATTCCTGGTACTGAATGATAGAAGTTATGTTCCATATCTGGGAAATAGACAGCATCCCCGAGGACCATATGCTCTTCGTTCTCTAAAATTTCTGGCATTATTTTCATGATGCCTCCTGCTCGTTTTCGTATTCCCTAATAGAAAAATCAAAATTATGATCTGCCGCCCATCCTTGAAGC